CGAACGTTCAGGATGAAGGGGCGACGATCAGGAAAAAAGGGAAATTCCTGACGATCCCGTTCCCCGGAGTCCTCGGATCGGCGGAGAACTACCGAGGTGCGACGAGAGTGATCAGAAGCAAGAAGGGAACGCTGACGATCGTGATGAAGAGCGACGGCAGGCCATTATTCTCGCTGAAGGAGTCGGTGAAGATTCCTGCGAGTGGGTGGATTTCAGGACCGATCCGAGAGATGGACCCGGTGCTGAAGGCCGTCCTCGACCCGTCCTACCTCGAAGCCGTGGCAAAGAAGGTGTGAGATGCCGACAGAACCGAAGACGAAAAGAGTAAAGGACCGGATCATCGAGGTCCTGAAGATGATCGCGGAGGGGACGGATTACTGGGTCACCCCTGCCGATGTTCTGGCGCGGCTCGTTCCGCTGGAGGAGGCCACGGACTTTCCGTTGTATATGGTCTTCCCATCTTCGGGCGGATCGATCGAACCGCACACGGATGGTGCGTTCGAGATGGTTTTTAATATCGACATCACTGGATACGTTCAGGATGAAGCCGATCCGGGGACACTTGTCCTCCGGTGCGTTCGTGACATACAATTAGCCCTGTGGAACGATATGAAATCCAACCTGACCGGATCGCTCGGAGACGGGGACCTGTGCCTCGGGATCGATTTCAGGGAACCTCCCGAAACGGACAACGGGGCCTTCTCGACCGCAGGGATCGGATACTTCTCGCAGAGGGTCGAGTGCCGGGTCAACGGAACGTGGGGGGAATTGTGATCCGCAAAATCAGGATGAAGATCACGCTCTACCGCGTCAAGCGGAGAGTGCTTGCCGGGGTGAGGTTCCTGCTGTGGCTGGATCGGAGGATGAAGAAGGAGGGGTGGCCCCGGTGGAGACGTACGCAGTTTTTCAGGACATTAGAGAAGAGTCCCGCATCGCGGGAATTCCTCTATAATGAAATCAAGAAGATGTGGAGGTGACAGAATGGCGAAAGAGCAGTTTGTTTGGCTACTGGACTCGTGTGATCTTCGGACAGGCGACGGCTATCGTCTGACGAGGGTGGAGCACGGGAAGGCCCACGATGCCGATGCCGTCCCCGAAGCGGTCCTCGCCGAGTGGATCAAGACGGGTGCGGCGGAGATCGTGAAATCCAAGATCAAGAAGCAGGAGGAATAAAGAATGGCTACTCCGACAGGTGCAGAAAGAAAACTTCTCGCGGCGGGCGCGAAGAAGGGGTCCGTGTGGGGAACGGCAGTCGCCGTGGGGGCCTTGAACGGCCTGAATGTGAAGAACATCACAGGCTTCGTTCGCAACCAAGACCTACTGGCGGCTCAGGAGGTGGACTCGCCGATGCCGAGGTGGGGCCAACTCGACGTTATCAAACCGCCAGAGCCCGTCATCATTACCGATATGCTCTACGATTCGGGGCAACTCGGCTCTCTGATCGTGGGGCTGTGGGGGACGGCAGGTGCTCCGGCACAGCAGGGCGGTACGGCGGCCTATCTCCACACCATCCAGTTCAAGGATTCCAATGCCGGAATCTTCTTCACGATGGTGGTCGAGCATCCCGGCAAGATTTACGAACTCGCATCGGCGAAGACGATGGAGTGGTCGCTGAAATCTTCCGGGGGCGGGATCATCCAGAGCGAATTGAAACTTCGCGGGGATGTGATCATCGACACCTCAGCCACGAATGCGGCGGCGCAGGTCGATGCCCTGACCTATCAGGATCGGTCGAACCGGATGCTCTTCAGGCACCAAGTGGTCAAGATGAATGACCAAAGCGGGGCCGACGTGAGTGGAGCGACGGCTCTCGATTGCAACTCCGTGGAGATCACGATCAAGCGGACGGGGTTCGATTCGCTCTACCCTGCGGGGCAGTATGGGATCGTGGAGCCGATCGAGCCGGGCTACCCGGACATCCGGGTCAAACTCGGATTCCCTCGCTTCAATTCGGTGAACGCGGCCTTTTTCGCGACGGCGATTGCCGAGACCCTTCAGAAGATGACGATCACATTCACGGGACCGCTGATCGCCGGGGCCTACTACTACCAGAAGAAATTCTACTTCCCGCAACTGCGGATGCTCAACCCCGACACGCAGTGGGAGGAGATCGTGAAGAACGGCCTCGAACTGGTGGCGGAAGAGGCATCGGCGAATCCGACCGGGATGTCTTACACTCGTCCGTATATGGAATGGATCAACAAGCGAAGCACGGACTATCTCGCGTGAGGATGTGATGCCCGAGATCAAGAAGACGAGACATCTTTCGGAGTGGGTCGAATACCTGCTCGACACGACGATGGTGGAACCGCCCGTCCTGAAGGTCAGGCTGAAGATGATGGACGCATACGATATGGTGGACACCGTCGAGGCAGGAGCAGAAGGGAAGATGGGGAGATACGTCCTGACCAACGCGCTCGAAGCCGTTCAGGAGTGGGACCTAACAGAGAACGGAGAGCCGATCCCCTGCACCACAGAGAACAAGTGGGGCTACCTTCGTGACCTGATGGGCGAACCCGTGGTCGGTCGGGAAGGATTGCTCGGAAGGGCGATCTACGAGGACTGCCAGAAAAAAGGACTGTTCCTAAAAAACTGATCCGCTTCCTCCAGTGGTATTATGACTGGGGGGAAACATACGACCCCACGGCGGGGCCGCTGGGGGAAGCAGGATCGGGGCAGAACCCTCCTGAGATGACGGAGGACGATATGCTGACGTGGGATTTCTACGAGGCCCACGCCACGGTGTTCGTTCGCGAATTCGGGATGATGCCATTCCTGCTGAAACGTGAGCAGGAGTCGCTCGGTCGCACCGCGTTCAGGATTCTGATCGAGAAATTATCGCTTATTCACACGTTCAGGATTGAACTCGCCGCCAAGAAGAGATCGGGAGGTTCCAATGGGTGACATACGATTCGTGGTCAGCGTCGATGCGGAGAAGGGCATCGCCACGATGACCAAACTGGACAAGGCCACGCAGGACCTCAGTAAAACCGGGGAGAAGGCATCGAAGGAGGCGAGGAGAGGCGGAGATGCCCACGAGGGAATGTGGAAGCAGATGGCGATCGGATCGCTCGCGGCGGAGGGGATAAAAAAAGCGTTCCATATGGTCGTGGAGGGGATCGGGGATGCGATCAAGGGGGCGTTGGAAGAGGAGGAGTCCGAGAACAGACTCAGGTCCGCACTCGAAACGACAGGCCGGACGATCGGCGGGAACATCAACTATTACAAAAAATTCGCCGAGGAGAAGATGAAGGTCACGAAGCATACCCACGAGGAGGTGGAGGCTTCCGCGACCCTGCTTCTCCAGTTGACCAACCTCGACCAAAAGGGAGTGTCGAGGGCGATCGAGGGTGCGATGGGCCTCTCTGCGGTTATGGGGACCGACCTCCAGTCGGCTACGATGATGGTCACGAAGGCGATGGAGGGGAACTACACGGCCCTCCAGAGGGTCGGGATCAGGGTCGACGAGAACCTTACGGGACAGGCAAAGCAGGCGGCTCTTCTGGAGAAACTGGGTGCTCTGTATCCCCGTGCCGAAAAGGAATTGAACACCTTCGGGGGACAACTCAAGCAACTCTCGAATTACTGGGACGAGGTCAAGGAGTCGGTGGGCGGGACGATCGTGAAGAACGAGGCCGTCCGTTCGGGGATGAAGGAATTGACTTCCGGGCTGAAGGCGATGGTGGAGTCCGACAAATTCAAACTCTGGCTGTCCTCGCTGGTCGATGTGATCACTGCGGTGGTGAAGGGGATCGTGACGCTCACGAAGGGGATCGTTGACATCGAGGATAAACTTTTCGGTGCGAAGGGGTGGGAAAAATATATCAACGAATCGGTCAGGGCCAACGGGATCATCCAACAGGGCATCAACACGATGGAACTCAAACGGGAGGCCATCCATAGAGACATCCTGACCGGGAAAGAGTGGGCCGCCGCTTACAAGAAATACGGATACGATTATTCTGCGATGATGAAGGCGATCGCAGAGGGGAAGGAGGGGGAAAAATTACAGGCTCTCTTCACGGAACTGAAGACGGGTGCGGAGGAGGCCAAGAAGGAGGCCGAGAGACTGAAGCCCGCGATCAACGAGGTGGGGAACGCGGGGGCGGAAGCGGCGAAGCGTGCGTCGGCTCTGAAGACGGAACTGAAATTGACATTCGCGGAGGATGTCCGGAAGGAGATCGGATCGATCGAGGAGGCGTTGAAACTATTTCAGGGAAAACTTACGCCGGATGGAGCGCAGGCCCTGAAGGATCGACTCGCTGATCTTCGGGGAGAGATGGACGGATCGAAGAAGGCGACCGAGGATTACAAGAAGGTGCTCGACTCGGTGTTAGGCCCTTCGGTCGCAGAGAAACTGAACAACCAGAGGATGCTCACGCGGGCGCAGGAGGAGATCAACCAATCCTACAAGGACGGGAAGATCGACATCGTGGAATATGAGAAGGCCTGCAAGGAACTCGAAAAGCAACAGAAGGACAATGTGGTCCTGATCGCCACGGCCCTCCCGAAATCTACGAGAAACCTCGGGATGGTGTTCAACCAGACAGTCGGATCGATGAAGTGGAACTGGGAAGGATTCGGTGTCCGGTTCGAGGGCATTACGCAGGAGATGGGGAAAAAATGGGCCGCGGCGATGGGGAAGGTGAAGCAGACGTGGGATCAGTATATGGGACAGATGCAGGACATCTTCTCGCAGGCCCAGACGAACCGCGAAATCAGCATTGAAAACGAATACAAGAAGAGGCTCGATTACATAAACGCCAACGTCAAGGACGAGGACGCGAGACAGAAGGCAGTCGTGGCTCTAGATGCGGAATTCGAGATCAAGAGGACGAGCGCGAAGAGGGCGGGGGCGAAACAGGCCAAGGCGGTCGCCCTGATGGGTGCGGTCGTGAACACCGCAGACGCTGTGACGAAATCTCTCGCGGCGGCTCCGTTCCCGTTCAACGTGATTCTGGCGGCGGCGACTGCCGCGTTGGGTGCGGTCCAGATCGGACTGATCTCCAGACAACCTATCCCACTGGCACGTGGCGGCGTGTTCACGACCACGACGAGATTGACAGATAACAGGGGGACAACCTACGAGGTCGGGGAGGGAGGGGAGCCGGAGATACTTTCGCCCGAATCTAAACTCCGGTCGATCTTCCGTGCTGAACTCGAACAGCGGGGGAACAGAGGGGATGTGGTCGTGAAGGTCTACATCGGGGAGAGGGAGATCGAGGACTTCGTGGTGAAGACTGTCCAGAAGAGAATCAACACAAGGCAAATTTGGATTCCTGCGGAGGTGCTGAGATGACGAAAGCGCGATTCGCTTACTTCAATCTCTGGAAGAGATATGCGATCATCGCTCGGACATCGGAACACCCGCAGTTCCCCGCCGAAGAGACGCAGAACGAGTCCAAGCAATTCTTCTGGAGATCGAGATACGGGACTGGGTCGGGGAACGGCTCCTTCGTGGTCACGGCGGGAGTGAACGACAAGGTGAACTTCGACGAGGGAGGGGCGGAGAGGACAGGAACCCTCACGGCTGGCACCTACAATGGGCAGACGCTCGCAACCGCTGTCGCCGCCGCCTTCAACGGGGCTCCATCGAAGACCCTGACCTACGCCTGCTCCTATTCGGAATCGACCGCGAAATTCACGATCTCCGCAGGATCGAACTTCACGATCCGGTGGAACACGGGGACGAACAAGACGACCGACATCTCTGATCTCTGCGGATACCTCGACACGTCAAACGACTCAGGGGCATCGTCTTACGTGGCAGACTATCGGAGGATTCACTCGACCGAAACGATCGACATCGACCTCGGGGTCGCTCAAGATTATAATTTCGTGGCTCTTCAGAACCACAACATCCCTTCGACCGCAACCGAGATCAAGGTCCAAGGGGCTGATGACTCTGCGTTCACGACGAACCTAGTCACGGATTCGCTGACGTGGGCATCGGGGAACATCTATGCGTTCCTCGGAACGCTTCGGACGAAGAGATACATCAGGGTCAAGATCACGGCGATCGATTCAGGGACGGCCTACATCCAAATCGGTCCCGTGTTCGTGGGGAAATACTTCGAGCCGGACAGGACGTTCACGATCGGATATTCGGAGGGATACCAAGACGAGTCGGAGGTCACGAGGTCGGACTCGATGGTGATCTCTGCCACGGAACGCCCGCCGTTCAAGGTGCGGAGGGTGAGGTTCCAGCGAGTGTCGGATGGAACCAAGACGAGCATCGAGGGACTGCTTCAGGAGTGCGGGGTGAGGTCGCCGTTCCTGTTCTGCGTCGATTACGGATCGCCTGCCCTGAACACGTT